ATGACTGATTTTGAGCGAAAATTATATCAAATCATTTTGAACATGCGTTTATATGGAAAGAATCCGACTTTGCCAGAACTGAAAAGAAAGACCGGGAAAAGCGAACAGGAGATACGCAAAGCCACGAAAAGCCTGATCCACAAAGGTACTATTTCTTGGGATAAAGAAAAGAAAATATGGATTATATAAAAAAGCCCTTCTCAGATGAGAAGGGTTGTATTAGGTACCTACTGGTTTTTCTGCTAATAACATATAAGTTCCGACCGGTTTCTCTGCAACATGAGCATTCGAGCCCGCATAACTAGCAGCTGCTAACGCGCCCAGAACAGCTAAACAAAGAATTACCTTTTTCATTAAACTCCCTCCAACTGCTTCATTTTCCTCTCGGCTAAAATAGCATGATTAGAAAATTCCAGAGCTTCTTGAATATAACCTCTCGCCTCATAATATTGCGAAATGATTAAAGCGAGATCGTGCACACTATCCGCATCATTCTGTTCAAACAAGAAATGAATGTAGCTCCTGCACTGATTAACGCTTTCTTCAGGGGTTTTCTGGAATAACTCATAAATAATGTTTATTTTAGCCTCATACACTTTATTCTCTTTTTGATTTAAGTTTTCCTGTGCTTTTTTGTAATAATAAACAGCTTGATCGGATAGTCCCATTATGAAGAACTCTTTTGTGATCATATACAGGGAGTTTGTGTAATAAACCGACTCTTTCCATTCATCATTTCTCAATGCTTTCTTCAGAGCATTTATGCAATCTTGTGATCTTTTAGCAGCTGAATAAGTGATACTTAAATTGTGATGAATCATAGCCTCAAAAAAAGGGTCTTCGAGTTGTTTAGAAATTCGTATTGCTTCAAAATAAATATCCTCAGCTTTATCATATTGGCCCAGCTCTGTATAGTTATGTCCTACAACCATCATAGACGTCGCAAGCTTTTTTTTGTACTCCTCATTCCTTTTGTAAATGTGCATTGCATCCTTAATATAGTTTAAAGACACGATGTTTTGGCCAAGCATCATATAAAGAGAGGCTACTTTTGAATAAAATTCAGCCGCTTCAATTTCATCTGGAATATTCGCAAGCTTTTTCTCAGCAATTTTAAAAAGGCTAATTGCATTGCCGTAATTACGATTGTGCGATTCGTATAATGCCTCAAATAAGAAGAAATAATATTCGATCATATTGTCTGTTTTTCTTATTTCTTTCTTATGTTTTTTACTGAAATAAGAGTGCTTTGGAAATTCTTTTCCTTTATCCTGGTGGAGCATCATTTTATGTCTCTCTTCAAGTAAAGAATAGTACATCAATACTTCCTGGTCTTCTTCCATTTCATCAAATAGAGCTCTGCTCTCTTTGAAGTATTTCTCGGCAGCCTCCACGTTTTGCTGTTTTATAGCCATATACCATTCATTTAAGATATTAGCAACATACTCAGAAGCAAGTTTACTCATAATAAACCCCTCTTTCTGTCAAAATTCTAAATTATCAAACAAATGTTAACACAACTTTAACATTAAATGTAATATATAGAAAAAATTTTCGACATAGCGCAATTCTGCTTTCGTGATGACGCAATTAAACTCAAGGGATAATTTACCTAATTTTTAGGGTGTGTAAGAATGAATTGCCTAGGTCTTGTTTATCGATTATAAGGAAATGTCCTTTTCTAAACAATGTATTGAGTAAAATTAACTATTCCAATAGGAGTGTTTCTGTTATTTGGGTGATCTTAAAGCCGTTAACTCTCCTAAACTATGGTAAAATTTTGAGTATTGAGTGTCAGAAAAAGGAGAATGATATGAAAGTATTTGAAGCCAAATCACTGCTTTCAGAAGCAGATAGACGCGCAAAGGAATACAAAGAATTAAGAAGTCAGATGGTCAATCTAAAAAAAGCCTTCAAAGCCGTAGCTGACTTAGATGACAGTGAGTTTTCGGGAAAAGGTGCCGACAACATCAAAGCATTTTATAAAGATCATGCCGGTGTGGCTGACAATTGGATTGACTTACTTGATATGAAAATTGCTTTCTTGACGAGCATTTCAGGCACTTTAGAAGACGCCAGCTTATCTGATGCATATATAGAAGAATCCTTCTTAGAACACGAGCTGGCTAACGCCTACACAAAATCAAAATCAATTATGTCTGAACAAAAGAAAGCCATGAAAGATATCTTACATGAAATCGACGATATTCTTCCGCTTGATTTGTTCTCGACAGAAAACTTCAAAGACGAACTTGCTGATGCGGAAAACAAACGTAAAAAAACAGTTGATAAATTAGGCAGCGTGGACGAAGCACTTGTTACAGAATACGCCCAGTCAGAGCCAAACGAACAATTCATCAAGAAAGACTTCCAAAAGCTTGAGGAGTCCACAGGAAAAGGGAAAAACGCTACGCCCATTCACTACAACGCCAAGGCGTACCGTGAAAGTGACATACATAAGAAAAAAGGCGATATTGAGAAACAGACTGAAGCTTATTTGAAGATCAAGAAAGATGAAGCGAAAGAACGAGAAATCAAAGATTTAAAGAAGAAGCTAGCTGACGGAGTGACGGATCCGGATGAATACTTAGAAATTGCCAAGAAGGTCGGCTATGAGAATCTTACCCCTGAACAGCTTGAATTTGTTTCATTTCTTGAACAGCGTAAAGCTTTCATGGATAACGGAAAAGAAGTGTTGCAAATCATAGGTGATGGCGCCAAGGGTGCGATTGTTGGTATATACGATCTTGCCAAGGATACCGGTGAAGGAGCCATTCAATTTGGATGGAATATCGGTTTGACGATTGATAACTTAAACAAAGATCCTCAAAAAGTGCTGGATACCGTTTTGGAATACGACTATCAAGCTGCCTTTCAAAGTATGGTTGACACATTGAAGGATAATTGGGATACAAAAATGATTCACGGGGATGCATACACACGGCTACACTATGTTACTTATTTGGGCGGAAGTCTCCTGTTGTTGAAAGGTGGAAAGTCCTCTGTCTCAACAGGCTCGAAAGATCTTGCTAAAGTTGGGAAAGCAACTGGTGGCACAATTAAAAAAGGCGGAAAATCTGTAAAACAGTTTGTCAAATCTCCTGTAAATCGGTATACTCCTGCATTAGAAGGGATCCTTCAAGATGCTGAGAATACCATTAACGTGAAAAATACTCCGCTGCTAAAAAGTATTGCGGAAGATAAAAAAGAGAGTGTTCTCAGAAGATCTGAAACTTCTAACAACATAGGTATAGGTAATGTCAAACAAGGTGATAGTACCCCTCTCGCACCTGGTGGAGGGTTAGCTGCTCATGAAGCAAAAGGCGGGCACCTTATTGAAAGACACGTTGGGAAGACTGATGAAGAGTTATTAAAGAGGCTACAGATAAACAAGAAAATACGTGCCTCTTCTAGCTTCACTGATAGGCCAACTGCAGAAAGAGTCGCTAATGAAACATTGACTAAACATAAAAAGGAAATTGAAGAGTGGTTAAATAGTGATATAGGCGATCCATTACCGTTACCTTATAGAGGAACTGAAGTTATAGGTAGAGGAGTTCGTAAAGGTTCAAATGAAGTTAAAGATATGACTAATGCTAGAATAGTATTAAAGAAAAATGAAGATGGTAGCTTTATATTAACAGGCTACCCAACGAGGTGATATATAATGATTGAAATTAAAGTTTCTGATCCTGTATTTAGATTTCTCGGCGGACATTTCCACCAAGATATAGAATCTCCTGAAGATGCTCTTAATGAATATCTAAATGAAGCATCACAAAAGCTAAAAGAAAGAGATTTAATAGCACTAACTGAGTTTGTAAATAGTAATTATTCTGAAGCAGATAAGAATGAATTTATAGAAGAAGCAGCTGATGGTATATACTTTCCTGAAGATGATATAACTCCATTAGAATGGCTTAAGCAAGTCACTGAACAAATTAAAGAACACCTTAAAACAATATAGTTTAGAAAAGGAGCCCCTCTTTTAAGAAGGGCTTCTTTTATTATTTCAAGAACTCTTCAAGTTTCGCTTTAGTCTTAGGCCCATAAATGCCGTCAGCAGTCAGTCCACTTACTGACTGGAACCGTTTGACTGCGTTTGCTGTTTTCGGACCATACACGCCGTCAATACCGTTATTCTTCGCCCCTTTGTCTGGATAGAAATAAAGAGCCGCCAGCGCTTTCTGAATCTGTGTTACAGACGCTCCTTTCATCATTGGGCTTTTCACTTTATAGATGCCAGAAGGTAGCGCATATGACGTTTTCTTTTTGCTTGAGCTGGTTTTCCCGCCCAGTGACTTTAATTCTGCTTCAATGGCAGCCTTAACCTCGTCCCATCTTCCCTCTGATAAAATACGGTGAGGGCAATATTTGCCGTTCCAGTCTTGATGCTTGCGGACACGATTAATACCCCAGCCGCGCTCTTTGAGCAGCTGCGCCACAAACTTGATTGCCAGTTTTTCCGCCGCCTTATATTTAGCGCCTCCTGACTTGCTGTAGCAGATTTCAACGCCAATAGACTTACGGTTTCCGGTGCCGTTTTTGCCGTCTCCTGTGTGCCATGCATTACGATTTGTAGGGATGCCCTGCCGTACCTCTTTGTCATCAACGGCAAAATGAAAGCTTGTCGAGCTAGTATTTCCGATCATATAGCTGATCTCATTGGCAGCTGACGCGTCATTCGCTGTATTGTGGATGGTGATGTATTCAGCGTCCATGTGATTAGGGCATTTCAAACTGTATTTAGCTTCTGATACAAGATTCTTTTTCACTTTGATTGTCATAAGTGTTCTCTCCTTTATTTTTGATATAGAAAAGGCCGCCGGGTTATCCAGCAGCCTGTTCATCCTTTTCGTTTGTTTGTTCATTGTCATTTTCGATTACGTGAAGCCGGTCCGTGATAGCAGCCGGAATCTTAACGCCGATCTGTGCCAGGTTCTCCGTAATGGAAAGCCCCTCATTGGCGATATAAAAAAGAACGGTTCCAAATGTCAGGACACCGTTCAAATTGAGGATTGTATCTACGATATTTGCCACAATGACCACCAAAAAACTCAGCATCTTACGCACATAACCGAACCACGCGCTACGGCTGCGGAGCTCCTTAAACTTCCACGCTTTCACCACACCGGTAAGGATATCAATGATGTTTAGCACCAGCATTAAATCAAGATATTTTACACCCCCAAACAGATAAACTCTCGCTAAATCCAATGTTTCAAAATTAATAAACACCGTTGTCTCCTCCATTTCTTGTTATCACCTCCTTAGAGGCAAAATAAAAACACCTCTCTGGGTGTTGGTTAACTTCCTAAATCTATGACAACCGGCTCCGTGGCTGGATAAATAAAACCTGTTATTTCTTGATATTCTTCTGGCGTTAAAATCAATATCGGTATCATATCCCTGACCATTTCAGGAGTCCAGAGTTTGTCATCATAATAATCTTTTATTGTTTCGTACCAATCACTCATTTAATCACACCACCTGTTAACAGCTTGAATGTGAGGTCAGATACTTGCTTTTTAAGCTTGTCTAGCTCTGATGGTTCGGGAGGCGGAGGCTGTAAGCTGTCGATGTATTCTTGTGTAGCTGTTTCGCGCCATTCCGATTTGCCTTTATCGAACACCGGTTTATACATGCCGGAGCCGTCGGGATTAACAGGAGGGATATCTGTGTACCCTTCCGGAATATCCTCGCCGTTATTGATAATCATATTTTCTGACGGCACATAATTCATTTTGTTGTCGTATTTGTATATTTGTTTCATTTGATAACGCCTCCTCTACAGCGCTTTAAACGCGAAATCAAATTTAATATAGTTCGTGTTACTGGATACGCTTTCTACGATGACTTCCCCAGTAGATTTGTATGCAATCCGAGCAACCTGTGCCGATCCTGATGCTATTTGTATACAACCCATAGATCGTGGCGGCCGCATGTTTTCAGGGAGTGTAAAAACAGTCGTTCCAACAACGCCTCCTTTTGCTTCCCCTCGCACCCATACTGTTTTCGACGCATCAATTCCAAAAACTACATCTTCGCCGCCGTTGTAGTGAGACCAGCCGTTCTGCAAAGTCGCAACAACCCACGAAAAGTTAGATACGTAAGTCTTGGCGTCAGCAAGCGCCTTATCCGCTTTTTCTTGCGCGCCATTCGTTGTTTCTTTAGCGTTCCAAGCTGTTCGCTCATCAGCCGTGATATGCCGTGTAGTATCATCGTCATGCGCCTTAAATTCTATCTTACTCGCCTGCTGCACGTCATCTACATTCGATAAGCCAATCTGCGCTTTTGTTACCTTGTGAGGATTATCCGTCTTAGCTGCGTGTTCGGACGTATAAGCCTTCGCATTAACTTCCGCTTCATCTGCCTTTTCTTGCGCTCCCTCTTTCGTTTCAATTCGGTCGAGATCAGAGAACTTCGCTTTTAATTCGTCGAGCATCGCTGTTTCTTCGTCATACATCGCTATGATTAACGCCTTTAATGATTCGAAATCATCGACGTAATATTCCGCGAGAGGTATGATGTTCTGGTCAGCAAGACTTTGCGATACTTCAAACCCGAATTTGTGAGCAGAGAGTGATTGCCCGTTCGTATATTTCAGAATGAGTTGACAGTTGAATTTGCCATACATTTTGATTTCGTCCTCATCTAAAACATACTCTGCGATACCTTTCAACGGATCAACTATCGTGACATCTCGTATTCTCTGCTTACCGCTGGACGGAACGAGGATAACTTTTCCAGTCACGGCTGATAGTGGCAATGGGATGCCGTCCTTGCGTAAATAAAATATCAACTTTGCCGTATTGATATCTTGCGTTGAAAATATAAAAGATGATTGGTAATTCCCTTCTGTTATTGCGTTTATATCGAACGCGTAAGAGCCGTTTTTATAAATAGCCAATATCCGTTACCTCCCTTTAAATAGTCGCCGCGTACATTAATTCAAATACCATTCAAAAACAATTGGGTACCAGGAATTCACATCAGGAGTAGGGTGCCTTGTGGATAATATTTTCACTTTCCCATTTGGTTGGATTTGACAAACGGCATTGTGCCCTCCTGATGTTGGAATCGTAAAGGGCAACACTCTATCGGGCGACCACTCAGGATAGTAACTTATATACTCTGTGTCCATAGTCGTTACGCCTTTTAGTTCGGCCTCTAGTCGTATTTTATTCCCTATTCTTCGTATTCTTGGTTTGCGTTCTGGAACGTAGGCAGTCGCACCATTTAATAATTCTATGTTCATCCATCCCGTATCTTTGCGAGATTGGTTTACATTTACATCCAAGGAATACCCCAGCATTCGATTATGCCTTACAAGAACAACGTCAGCGTTATTCACGACCTGAACTGCAACTAAATCTCCTTTGTACACACAGCACGATTCATTTTCAAAGTTATAGTTGTAAATATTCGGAATGAAGTTAGAAAACTTTTTATTGATCGCACTTGCGAGTGAGTCTTTTGTGTAAATATAGTAATTTAAAAGTTCCCCACCTAGGTTGTACACAGAGATAGCCGGCCTCCCATTACTTTTACCGTGTGACATGAATAGGAATCCATCGTTTAGGGTTATACCTTGTACCTTCTCCAAGTTAGGTATATAGTCTACAGTAAAATCGGTGTATAGAACGGGATTCCCCATCTTTATCGATTCCCAAGTGTACACATAAGCATGAATACTGGTTTGATTTACGGTTATCGAAGCAAAATAGTATTTGTTAGCCGCATATTTACTGCTTACATTAGCTATAATTAAATCCGAGAGTTCTCCTGTATCATAATTAAAAATATTATATCCAGCCCTTTTTGAAGCTTTAACGATAAAGCATAAATTATCTTGGTCATTATAAAAAAATGACAGCCCCTCAGTGTATGCGCCAGATTCTATAGGGATTGATTTTCTTTCTTTGAAACTACCTGTATCAAGATCGCGAATTTCAATTCTCAGTTCTGTTCCTTCATTTTCTTGTGAAGCAACATAGATTTCATTTGTCAGCTCGTTTATATTTGCAGATTGCGGCCAAAATAAAGCTTCTTCCCGCGCCTTAAATGTAGTCATCGCTTCAACATTATTCAAATAGCTTAAAGCATCCTGTGAATTGGTTATTAATTCAACCGTCCTGTACATTTCTGCTAGTTGATTCTTAATTTCTCCCTTATCTGCATCTAATCTTTCTTTCAATACAGGATACACAAAACCATCATCGTCTACGCGCGCATCCACAACCTCTTTTATGTTGGTTCCGTCCGCGTTTAAAATTAGGTTTCGTATACGCGCTTTTGCAATTTCGATTTCTTCATAAACAGTTAGTCCGCCCCATGAGCGATCTGTGAAGATGTATGAGCAGTCACAGCTGATTTATGTTTTGAAATGGAATTGGACAGTCCATTTAATTCATTTTCAATGCTTTCCAAGTCATCCCGCTGCTGTGCAAGATACAGTGAGTCTTTTGTAGAATCATAATCTTTTATTAATCTGATCACCATGAGATCACTCTCCTTTCAAAAACAAAACAAAAAGCACCCTGGTAAGAGTGCTCAAATCATCATTCTAAGTTTTTGCATATATCGCTTTTGATCTTTCAATCTCTTCTCTTGCTCCATCCGAATGTCTTGAATATCTTTTCGGAAATTAGCAAAAGTCAGTGTCGGTTTTGCATAAGGATTTAATGGTTTATATTGAATGGCCAAAAGGCGGACATCATCTTCGTATGTCACGCCATATGATGTGTCAGCCAAAATATGCAGTGTATCACCCTTCCAGAAATCCTCTTGTATCTTTAAAAGCTTCGGCTCGTAGATGTATTCATAATCTACTTCTATTTCCGTCTGTGGATATGGATTGACGTATTTTTTCAAAGCCGCCAACATACTAGACTCTTTTTTATATTTTTCATCCCGCAATGGTTCCGCCCATCTCGGCATGCCATCAATGAGGAATTTATCTTCGTCAGGATGCTTGTACAATACCGGTTCAAAAACATACTCTGTTTTTTTGCTGTCTGTGCTGCTGTTTTCTTTAATTGCACCAAAACCCCTCGCTCTTGTGGAACACCCTTGAGTAGAGGTTTTGATTGTGATACCAGGCATATTATATCGAGTATCAAGTGTATGATTTATTCGTTTGCCCATTTTCTTATACACGTAGACTTTATAATTATCGACATCTAATTCTAAGCCATAGTCTTCCACAATTTCATCCATCAGATCATTTCCGAATCTGTCACCGAAATTCTCTTGTTCAACGCTAGAGAACTCACTTTCTTTGTCCATAAAGATGTACCTTAATTTTGTGCCTTTAAAAACAAAATCAAGCATCTTCCTGACGGTAAACGTCCCACTGATCGTATCTTCCACATAGTGATTGTTTAGTGTCACAACGTAGACGTGGCTTGCTGTTACTTTTTTCGAAAGCGTCCCTTCCTGGTTAATATCTATATCTGTGATGAAATACTTTTGATGATTGAATTTTTTCTCATCAAGATAAAGAATATTGTCATTCACAAGCAGGTCGTATTCTGTTCCATTATCTGCCGTCCTTGTGATCGTAAATTCAATGTCCTTTTTCCCTGTCGTATCGTCTAATAAGTCCGGGTCTGCTCCGATGACTTCAATAGCTTGTGAATCGTCCTGACTCGCCACATGCAGCTTTGGAAAATATACATCTTTAGGAAGGCTCTGATTTAGCGTAATATCTTTTCCGTCATACTCTTTGCTCGGCAGGTCTACGATCGGATCAGGATTACTAGGTTCATCCGGATTGTCGGGCAGCCCCTCAGTTGTATCGTATTTGGTTAATTTATACGTGAAAATAATGCTATTGAGCTTTGTTGCATAATTTGGATCAGTTGCATATCCAGCTTTTACGAGCGCAGCTGTAGCTTTTTGATAATCTGTTTCTCCGACAACCGCCCTGTAATGATTTTTATCCCAGCTTACACCATTGAGATACAGGTTAGCTAAGTCATCAATTGACTCTTTCCAAGAGGGATATTTTCTAAACTTTGCCGGAACCTGAACATTTTCACCGTTGATGACTTCCCATGTCATCATAGTGACATATTGTCCCTTGTATTCGCCTTTCATTCCGAATAGGTTCTGTCCTTTTGTCGCAAGTTCACTGGTTCCCCATGCACTCTCAAGACATCCCTGGGCAATGATTAACGAAGCAAGAATTTGATGGTTTTTATAAACTCTTTGAGCGTCGGCGGCTATTTGTTTAATGAAATCTTCTTTAGCCAAAAAACCACCACCTCTTACAAATAATAAAGCCGAGTATCGAATTGGATGGTGAAGTCACTTGTGTTCTGAACTTCAAACTCATTCCATCCTATTTCAAGACTCGGCAGTCGGCCAGATGTTTTAATCGGCGTGTTATTAATGATTGTATATTGTTTGAGAAAAGAAACCTGCTGACTTTTCTTTAGTTCCTGTTCAATCGTAAGCTTTTCGTCATTAGTATGATTGATCAACGTTACATTTTTACCTGCTGCATTTAACAGGACATTGTAATCATGATCCAATGGATTTATCTGCACATCGCCGGGATTAAAAACAGAGAAACGTTTCTGATTCTTAAAAGAATAGTTCAACTGGTCATTAGGCGGGATGTTCATACCAAAAGTCCGCTTTGCTCTAGTGAAATACTGCTTATCTTTTGTTGTAAAAGTTGATTCCGCCATCCCTGTAATATTAGTGAACTCAACAGAGAAATCGTTATAGGTTTTCTCCTTCTCTTTTTGGATGCTGAAATTCCCGTCACAAGTGACAAGGAAACGACGATTCGGCCAAAGATCAGAAGAAATGTAATAAGGAAACGGCTTAACCAATAGGGCATATAGCTGATGCCGGTACATATAAAAATTCTCATGCTTGAGCGCATTCAAATAAAACTCAACATCTATTTTTCTTTCCCCGTAAGTCACATCTCGTGGATGCTGCGGCAAAATAAGCCCGTGCCGCCGAGGGATCGTTATTGTTTCCCGATTAATATTTGGAGCTTCTGGTAAAAAGCTTAATACTTCAAATTGAGGGAGTAAGCTGTCAAGGCTCTGCTCCCCTAGTCCATTATTAAAGTCAATAAACAGTTTTACCATGCAGGCTTACCCCCGTTTCTATAACGTTTTTTGTTATATCGGTCTGCGCTGGTTTGATCCAGTCTTGTCCCGTCTATATATGTGTGATTGTCTTTCAAAACAAGCTGTTGCAAAAGTTGAATGTTTTGCTGTAGAACATCTATTTGCTGGCTCATCATGCTGATTTGCTTCTCTTGATTCTCCACCACACGGCTCATGTCCACATTCACATTGGTTTGCGGCTCTGCCTCAGTTTTAGCCATTGAAGCTTTTTGAAGCAGTACAAGGGCCTTTGAAATCATCCCTTGTTGAAGTGACGGAAGAACACCAAGCTCACGTCCTACACGCGCCCATAAACCGATGTTGCGTTCCCGATACGTCGGGTCTGTTGTAATCGTGGTTTCATCAAAGCCTCGTTCGTTTAGAATTGCCCATTTAGAGCCGCCGCGCCCTGGTGAAGTCCCTCCTTTTGCATATCCCACATACGGGCCGCCGCGAGCCATTGACTTCAATCCAGGGTGATTGGATATATCCCCGTAGCGACCTTTAATGTAATTGATTGCAGCCAGTATATTATCAACCGGATTAAGAATGTTATTGTGTCCAGGAAACGCATTAGATGAAAATGTACTCGGGATAGTCTGCATCAGCCCACGAGAAGGATGACCGGCTCTTGCATTTGAGTCAGTAAGGTTTATTGCATTGGGATTTCCGCCAGACTCTTTCATTGCAATGGTGATCAGTCCAGGAACCCATGAAAATGGTACACCAGCAATGCCAACAGCTTCCGCTACCCATTTTTGAACCTGGGCAGACCCTGTCGCTCCCTTATAAGCATCTGCTGTGAAAAGCCCTGCATCCGGAAGAATGCTTTTTAAAAACTGACCAGCCCCATTTTTTAATGTTTGAAGGATTCCAGTTCCTAATGAGTCCACACCTTTGCCTGACTTAAAAGGGATAAAGCCCTTAAACAAGTTCTTAATCATTTTCTCAGGACCGTTCAGGATCATTTCCATAGCGCCCGCTGCAACATCTTTCGCTTTATTGACAACGCCTTTCCCTGCTGAGATCGCTCCTTTTACAAGCTTCTTGGAGCCATTAAGGGCGTCTTTGAAGAAGCTCCCGACACCGCCTGCATAACCAGGAAGACCGGTTGCCATAACTTCTTTTGACTGACTATGTGGGAGAACCGATGTACCACGCGGTAAATCCCAAACCTGCGGGCCGCCCATTCCAACCACATAAGTTCCGATGCCTGGTGTATGAGCAAGTTCAAAACCTTCTTCACCGACTAATGCCCTTCCCCCTGGGTGAAAGTCTGTCCCTTTTGCATATGCCCTGCCTGGCGCTACTTGCATTTCAGAGTTTCCGCTGTATCCTTTAGGCTTCCATTCAGGAATGGTAGGGATGTGCATAAACTCAAGAACAGTATTAATCCCGCCGGTAATTTTATTGACAACTCCTGCTAGATCAACGAGAAAAGTATCCCATTTCCCGAGCACTTCCCCTGTCTCCCAATCTACTTCTTCTATATGCCCGGCAGCTTGTTTTTTTGCTTCTCTAACGACACCCTTATGTGTGTCCTCAGCTTGTTTAATCGTTTTGCTAGCTTGGCTTTTTGCTTTTCTAACAGTGTCATCATGCTCTTTCTTGGAAATTGAACCTTTTACGTAATATTGATCATCCATAGCTTTTATAACGCCATCACGTTGTTTCTCAGCTGCTTTGATGTTTTTTTCCTTCGCCTTATTACTATCTTTTACTACAGCTGCGGCTTGTTTAGCCGAAAGGCTGGATGTCTCTTCTTTCAGCTTCTTAGAAATCCTTGTTTGTTCGTCTTTGCTAGTAGAAAGAGCCGTCTCCATTTCAGCCAGCATATTACCTTGAATGTCAGCTAATTCTTTATTTTCTTGTTCAGTGGTTTCTCGGTTTTCTCGTGCAGCAGTTCTATAAATCTCATCCACACGATCAACGTATTTTTGGATCTTTCTTTGTTTCTTTTCGTTGTAAGCCTCTATTTTGCCGATAATTTTGATTTCTTCTTTATCAGTGGTTTCTTTATTAGCGGCAAAAAACTCTTTTAGCACTTTGGTTGCAGAATCGGCGCTTGTTTTATATCCCTTTTGTAAAGAATCACCCATGTCTTTAAAACGTTTAGACATGTCTTCTGCAATATCATTAGTGATAACAGCATTTGTTGTACGTAAGGTGTTCAGCTTAGCAGTGACTGCTATATTCATATCCTCATAAGCGTTAACTGCTTTTGAAGTAGATTCAGACACCTTGTCGCCAAAGTCGATAGTCGCTGGCAGCACCCTTTTTTTCAAGTTATCGTAATACTTAAATCCTGCATCAGCTAAAAGGGTGACACCAGTAACAGCTATTCCGATCGGTCCCCCAAGTAAACTAAGTCCACCGCGCAAAAGACCAACAATCCCGGCACCTTTTTTTAGAATGTTAAAAAGACCGAACCCACTTTTCGCAAGTTTCATAAATCCGCCAGCGCCTTTTACTGCATTCACTCCAGCTTTGATGATCCCTGAACCGAACTTGAGCAGTTCAGGAGCAAAAGAAAGGATTAATCCAGCGATCGTTCCAACTGGTCCGCCAAACAAGCTCAAGCCAAGGCCTGCTACACGGGAAGCGCCACTAAGGCCACTCATCGCTCTGGCGCTTCTGGTTGTCGTTTGTTCTAGCCGTCCTACCCTGGTTGTGGCAAGTGCAGAGGTTTGATGGAAACGGTCCATTCTTGTGGAAGCTGCTGCCGCCGCTGTTGAAGTGACAGTCATCCCCGCTGCTGCTGTTCTTGAAGCTGTGCCGGCCGCAATCGCCTCAGCAGAGTAAACGGTTAGACTCGTAGAAGCACGGTTCACATTCCCGGTTAGATAAGCTCCTGCTGTGCGAAGCATATTCCAACCCGCAGCCATTTTAGGAATAGAACCTAATGTCAGCAGGAAAGCCCCGCCCAAGAGCGAGAACACAGTGACCGCTGCACCTGTAATAGCAATTGTGCTCGCAACTGAAGAAGGCAAGGAATCAAACCATGTGACAGCACTTGTAATAACGTCTGTTGTAGCACGTATCACTGGGATAAATTGATTTCCAAGTGTAATAACAGCGTTATTTGTGGCCGACTTTAGATATTCAAATGAACCGGCCAAGTTGTCCATTTGCTTATCAGCGATTTTCTCAGCTGTGCCGCCGCTGTTTTCCAATTCTTTTGTGAAGTCTTGGAGTTTATCCTTTCCAGCGTGCATTAAAGTAATGAAACCTGATAGAGCATGCTGTCCGGCAAGCTGTTTGGCAATCCTGATTTGTTCTGTCTCCGTATAGTCTTTGGTTTTCTCGTTGATTTGCCCTATGATGTCCGCTAACGGACGCATTTTCCCAGTTGAATCCGTTACTTTAAGCCCCAGCTCTTCGATTGCCGATGCTGCTGGCTTTGGAGGCGCAGCTAAACGAGTTAATGTTGATCGCAAAGCTGTTCCGGCCATATCAGCTTTAATCCCGCTGTTCGCCATGATCCCGGTTGCCGCGGCCAATTCTTCCATGCTCACACCCGCGGTTTTTGCTGCCGGAGCCGCATATTTCATCGTTTGCCCAATTTCCTCAAGCCTAGCGTTCGAATTGGTAAACGTATAAGCCATAACATCAGCAACGCGGTTAGTGTCCTCTGCTTTGATATGAAACTCCGTTAAGATGTCTGAGACAATATCAGCTGTAACACCTAAATCGGTTTGCCCAGCTGCAGCAGTTGCCAATAACCCAGGCATTGCGCCGATGATTTGATTGGTTTTATAGCCGGCCATGGCTAAATACTGCATTCCTTCGGCTACTTGACCATCTGTGTATTGTGTTACGGCCCCAAGATGGCGGGCAGTTTCAGTAAGCGCGGCCATTTGGTCATCTGTTGCATTTGCTAACGCTGCAACCCGGCTCATTTCCTTTTCAAAGCTGGCTGCAGCCTTAACAGTTGCCCCTATGCCAAGGGCTCCAACCGCCCCTATAGCTGTCAGCGCCTTCCCTGTTTCAGTCGCTGAATTATAGACAGCCTTTAATTCTTTTGATACTTCTTGTGAATCCTTTTTAAAGACAGAGAAAACACTTGCAGCCCGGCTCGTGTTTCCTGACAAGGTTTCATATTCTTTGCTGACTTGCTGCAGTTCTCTTCCTAAATTTTGATGAACAGCTATTGCATCATTTAAGCGCCGAGCTTGGATTTGTGTCTCGCGGTTGTCCTTTCCTTTTTGACGGGCCAATTCATCATATCTCTGACGGTGTTCTTGAACTAAACGGCCTTGAATCTTATATTTATTATTTAGCCCTTCCATTTGCGACTGAAGGAGCTTCGTTTGGTCACCGGTATTCTTATAAATACTGCCGGCCGCCTTCATTTCTGAGTTTGCCAGGCGCATTTGCCTTTTTAGGCCTTCAATACCTCGATTAAAACCTGTATCATCAAGACCTACTTTGACAACCATGTTTCCTATTGGTTGAGCCATATGTAAACACCCCGCTTTCCTGGCATAAACTCAATAAAAAAAGACAGGTGAGTACCTGTCTAAAAGATTTGATCAATTGTTACTGTCTTAATTTTTGGTTTATTCTTTTCAGCCAAAACCTCTAAGTAATGGTAAATGTCCATGTTATCTATTTCAGTCATTTTCCATCCTTGTTCAAGCAGTGTGGAATAAATTTCATTTATTTGCTCGATTCCTCTTTCGTAGGTGTATTCATCTCCGTCTTCTCCTGCAAAAAATCTTGATCCACTTCCTCAATTTCTTTGTATCCAGCTACCTCTGAGAGAATTCGGCTGACTTCTTTTGTCACTTCAAATGATTGTAGCCCTTCGGTGAACTCGTCATAAGTGAACTGGTCACGGAATATTTTCACAATAAACTGGATTTGTTTCTCTAATGTTTTGATGCTCTTTTCAAGATTATCTGATGTTTTTTCCGCTTCAGCATTTAATCTCAGCGCTTCAAGAAGTGTCTTTGTATTTGTTCGCGGTGCAATAAAAGTTTTAAACTTTTTTTCGTCTTCAAACCACAATTTGATAGAAATATGTTTCTGAGCCATAATGACTCCTCCTTTTGGTTAAATAGATTTTAACTAAATAAAGAGAAGCTTTTCAGCTTCCCCCTTTTATTTCCCAAGATCAGCACTTACATTTTCTTCTGTGTCTTGTTTATTTTGATAGGCGTCCCCAAAAACCGCCTTATAAAAGTGATCTATATCGAATTTTTCTCCATCTTCATCCGCAACGATTTTGAACACGTCGTCCTGTTCTCTATCAACAAATTCCGCTGAAAGTTTGATTGTTTGGAAATCCGTTTTATCCTGTTTTGTTTTCCATTCATCACCCGGCAAAGAGAATCTCCCTTTTACCAAGCCCACATGACGAGACTTGCCGTTTGCTTTAGGTCCTTGGAACGTCATCGCAACCCATGGAGGAATGATATTTTTCTTAAACAAGTACAATCCGTTTTCATCTTGTTCAATTCCAAGTAATTTAGAGAGAATTTCCATTGGCAGGTCTCGCATTTCAATGTCTAATTTAGTTGAACCGGTTGAAACTGCAAGATCGACAAGTTTGTCATCCGCATATTGTTTTTCTGTGGATGTTTCCGTTTCAACTTTCATATTGATTGCAAATTCATAGTCAAGAATTTCTGTTGGAACAAAAAATTTACCCGCCTTTTTTAAGGGTGCAAATTTCACATTCTTCAAACCTGTTACTGAACTGTATTCAGGCATCTTAAAACCTCCAATTATAGTAAAATGTTCGCTTCGAACCGATATCCTTTTCGAATAAGGCGTTCTTTTTGTAAAAATTCATTGATAGGGACCGTTGTCTGAAAATCCAGGCCGCTCATTACGTCCACAATAGGTGCAAAAATGGGATCACATGAACTATTGTGATACACGTCAATCTGATAAACGGCGCTATCTTGAATCGGCTTCCCATCAGCCCATTTAGTTGTTCTGTAGTCTATCTCCTGAACCACAATGTAAGGAGGAGAACTTTCAATCCCTTCTGGTACGGCCAGTTCATAAATATTTGCAGGATCAATCAATAATAAAAGCGCCGGATGGGTTTCCAGCGCTTCAAATACCTTGTCCTTTAATTGCATTGATCTTTCGATGAGGTTTAAAAGGCTCATAGCTTATACCCCGCCTTTATGACCTTTTCCATAGCATCAAGCATCTTATCATTCGCCTGAACCATACTGTTTCGAATAAAAGGGTTTGCTGCCTGATGAATGGTCCCAAACTCCGGCAAGTGAACACGGAATTTAGTGTCCTTTGTTGGGCCGACAACCGCATATATTTCTCCATCTTCATCTCGCTTAATCCTGTTTCCGACAATAATGTCCTCATCTATGTGAGGGTGCTTACCCCCAATAGCTGACCGCGGAGCATTATCATTGATTACTTCCGCCAATACAGCACCGCCTGCTTTTACGGTTGCTTTATGGATTTTTTCGTCCTTGCGGGCTAAGTCTGCGAATGTAGATTCCAGTTCTTTAAACCCCTTCAATTCCAGCTCGAAATTCATCAACTCACCACATTTGCTTTAATTGTAATGAAATGCCGGCGCGAATAGTTAGGCAAGATCGACTCGATTTCATAAGCTTTTTCACGAAAGATGATTCGCATATGCTCGTCTATGTCTTCACGATGACGAATTGTAAATTCAACTGTCTTTTCCTTTTGGATGGCAGCTGCAGCGTAATATTCTCGCCCTTTCAATCCTTCGGCTTTAGCCCAGCATTCAATCACCGTTTCCCAGCTGTCCTTTCCATCCACAGGCAGGCGGCCAGTAGGCTTCTTTTTCTGAAATTGAATCCGGTATCTCATATCATTCAGCATCAGACTGAGCCTCCGGCAATGTATATTTCAGTTGATTGATCATACTAGTCAGTACGCCATCCAGGTTCGAAGTTGTGCCAGCAATTTCTCTGTTTTCATTCCAATGAGTAACGAAGGCTTTCACACACATTGCCGCCCTGGCTGATTTATTCGGAAATGTAAGACCGGTAGCCGAAGCAATGTATTCTTTTGCTGATGCAATAAAGTCTAAAATCAAATCATCCTCCAGGTCACCATCAACCCGGAGGAACTTTTTTGCCTTTTCTAATTCAACTTTCTCTTCTTCTGTCACTCGACATCACCTGTCTTTCATTCAGCAGAAGTTGAAGGTTTCAGCTCATCAATTTGTTTTTGAAGCCCATCTAATACGTTTTTCACTTCACTATTTAAGTGGTCCATCATAACGCTGCCCGTTCCAATGTTAATGCTGCGGACTGATTTTTCCTGCAGCATTTCATGCGAGATGGATTGTTCACCGATAACAGCAGGATCACCCTTGTCACCCTTTGGACCTTGGGGACCTGGCTCACCTTGTGGTCCAGCATCTCCTTTTGGACCTTGAGGACCAGTATCTCCTTTGTCTCCCTTCTGTCCCTGCGGACCGGTATCCCCTTTTGGACCTTGAGGCCCGGGTTCGCCTTGAAGGCCTTTTACATAGAGAGGATTTTGTTCGCTGTTGTCCGCAATAGAGACATCTGTAATTGGTTCCCCTGATCCATTGTCTCTTGCTGATGTTTTTGCTCCGTTACTTTCATTTAGAAAATCTGCCATATTAAGTCATCCTTTCACTATTGTTTTTATTTCCCTACATCTACTGATTGATCTTCTGTGCTATCGTTAATCTGTGTCCCGTTGTCAGGAACCGCATCTTTAATAGATGAAAACTCTGCGTAAACAACTGCATCTGTATCCCAAAGAACCACATCCTCACGTTCGATAATTCTCAAATCTGTAGAATTACGGTAGAATGCTTTTCCCCCAACACTGGTGGCTAAAATAGAATATTGTTGACGATCAAAGAGTTTAACAGCTTCTTTAAGGTCTCCGATAATTAACGGATATTTGGGGCTAGTTTTTGTACCACCGTTTGGCAAATACTTATCAGAAATAATGGATACCGGCTTACCGAACAGTAATTTTTTAGTTGGATCTGTAGGATTCGGTTGCAACAGGTAACGACCGAAAGCATCTTTCAGTTTATCCAACACATTAAAACCAGATTGATTCGTTACAGCTTTGGTTGTAGCATTAATTGCCGGATCAAGCTTGACATTGAGAATGTCTTTAATGTCGTCCTGTTTCGATATTGTCGTTTTCGCAAGTGAACCCAATTGTTCAAGAATCAATGTATTGCGGGTTACAGCCGATTTTTTAGCGAGCCAATTGGAGAGATACTGCAAAAGCGCCTCTTGAGTATCCGCAAGCAAATCATTTGAAAGGACCAAAATCCCTGCATAGTCTTTAATGTTGTATTTAATGTTTTCAAATTTAGGGTTCTCTAAATCTTCAATATCCGCTAATTCCTCAAGATTTACTAAAGGAGTGATATCTGCTAATTTTTCAAGTACCCTTGATCCTTTGTTTGTAGATACTGGAATGACATCAACAAGATTAGCCAGAGTATCAAATTGACGGCGCTTTTCATTGATTTTTGTGGAAATATCTTGTGGAACAATAAGTCCACCATCCTCATCTACGCCTTCCTTCATAGCTGCAAGTGGTTGCGGGACTTTACCCGTTTTGAGAGCAGATGCGAAAAGCTGAACATGATTTTTTACTTCTTTACCTGCGATATCATCTGTTGGTTGCTGTATCTTTGCCTCAGGACCTTTCTGTTCTTGCTGCTCTTCCTGTTCATACGAAACCTGCATATTTCGGACATCTTCATATGTTTGAATTTGCTCTTTAATTAATTGGGCTTCAGCAAGTAACTTTTTAGCATCCTCCATTTTCCCTTCATCGGTCAGCGCTTCAATTTCCGTGCGTTTTTCTGCCAAAGCCTGTCGTAATTCGCGTTCCTTTTTAGACATTCCACCTCCAGCAAAAAATTGAATATCAAGGTTCAATAACTTTTTCTGTTTCAATTGCTTGTCCTCCTTAAAATTGGGCATAAAAAAGAACTCTTAGAGATTTAAGAGTTCCAGTTTCATATTGATCTTTTGTTTTAATAATTCATCTTGTCCTGTATCTTTAGCTGGACTTTCAGTAGCTTCAGCAGCAGATTGAGCAACAATTTTTCCTGGTACATGTTTGAAATGTGCCATAACCCGATGATCAATGCAGGCTGCTACATCCTTTGATTCTGAAACCACATCGATCAATCCATAATTTAATGCTTCGTCGGCAGTGAGCCACGATTCATCATCTAGTAGCTGGCGTAAAGTACCGTCATCCAATTTGTCACCTGCTTTCGCAAGATATGTGGAAACGATACTTTCAGTAATCTTGTCCAGATCATCGGCCGCCTTCCGGAATTCCGCTGCATTCCCGACCATCCCCATGTATGGGTTGTGAATCATCATCATGGCGTTACTTGGCATCGTAATTTTATCGCCGGCCATTGCAATGACGGAAGCGATACTCCCGGCCAACGCATCCACATAGACATTGATTTTGGCTTTATGACGCTGGAGCATAGAATGAATAGCCTGTCCCTCGAAGACATCCCCACCGGGGGAATTGATATACAAATCAATAGAATTCACTTCACCTAGGCTCTTTAATTCAGACTGAAAAGCTTTAGATGAACTTTCACTGAACCATCCTTCACCGGTAATTGAACCATAAAGCGTAATTTCAGCAGCTGACTCATTCAGAATCTTCATGTTCCAATACTTGTTTTTCTTCTGTTCCGTTGCCATCACCCCCTTTCAGTCGATCCGAGGATTGTTTCGTCTTGCTGAGTTGGTATTCTTTCATAATTGAAAGAGGCACAAGATTTAAGTTCCCGTAATGCTCATCACCTATCTCACCGATACCCGTCATGTCTTCTTTTTGAAGAATTGTATTCACGCTAAAGGCGCCGACACTTTGCATTGTTTTATAAAATTCAGCACGGGATTTACTATCTCCGCGGAGCTCTGATTCCAAGTTGAATTTAAAGTAATAGCCATCATTCCGCTGTTTTTCTGTTAAAACCTTATCATTTAACTCTTGCTCAATATTTGTAACAAATGGCTGCAATGTAGTTTTCACATAGTCTAGTGATTGTTGTTCAATATTCGAGAAGGTAGCCCGATCAAGTTCACCAATTTTATGCGGTGGCACCTTGTAAATAGATGCAATCTGCTGGCGATTCCATTTCATCGATTCAATAAATTGAGCATCCCTCATGGGCATAGTCACTTGTGAATAATCCAGCCCAGCGTCTAAAACTGCAATAGACTGTCCCGCATTCACCCGTTCCCAGTCTTCCCTAAGTATTTGTTTACTTTGTCTGTCCAAAAGGGTTGGAGCTTTGACAACACCGAACGGCGCTCCTCCGTTTTTATAAAATTTCGCGTTAAATTTTGTGGCGGCTCTATTTGATCCAATATTGTCACGAATAACTGAAATAGGAGTTTGTCCAACAACTCCATCAAGAGACAGATTTTTAAAATGAAGCACTTCTTCATAAAAAAACTCACGGTATCTGCCATCAAGAGTTGTGGAATACCAGACGCGTCCGTTGTTAGGATCGATATTTGTATTTGTCGCTTCTGGATCTAAGGGTCTGATTCCCGTCACATTTCCGTCTTTATCAAAAAGTAAAAGGTTGTAGCTGTTCCCCCAGGTACAAAGCCGCGTAACCAAAAGCCGCTTCCATACAAAGCTTGTCATATAGTTATTGACTTTGTTCAGAATCATTTCACTTACATTGTTTTGAACCTGTTGTATATTGCCGTTTTGATTCTGAAAAAGCTTAATCGGCAATTTTGCAATATCGTCGGCCAAAACAATCACACAGGCATAAACATCTGGATGTAGAACTGCCGTCTTACTTGAAACCCTTTCACCAGATGCGCTTTCAGTACCAGCAAAGATATTTCTAAACCAAGTAGCTGGATGGAGAAGAGAACCGCTATCCTCTTCTGCAATTTCATTTTTTATTCCGCTTTTCAGACGGCTTAATAGCATTTACTCCCCTCCCTCATCACTATTTTTTTGCTGAATTAGACCTGACAGCCCCGCAAGAGAAAATAAAAAAACACCGGTCGTAATTAAACCCGCGTTAATATTTATCCTATACAAAGCAACTGCAATGAAGACCATGCCAGCAATGAGTAAGAGATCCTCTACAATTGGTTTTATCATTTTCACTAATTTCATACTGTATTCCCCCTACAGACTAAAAGCACCAGACTGAATATAAGCGTTTAAGTCAACTGCTCTCTCAACTTGAGAAGCACGTACATACGCATTAATTAACGCTGCTGCCGGGTCAATCCGCTGAGTTGATTTGGATTTATCAAGCATAATATTCTCTTGGGCATCAACTTTGGTTACAGCGTTCCCCATTGCCCAAGTTAACAAATCATTTTTAGGATGAATGATTTTTTTCGATTTGACTTTAGCTCTAAAATCCTTTGTTGGTTCGGATAACGTGGCTACACCCTGCCGTATCTCAACCATTGTGTATCCATCCGCTTCCATTTGCTGAGCAAACTGTGTGGCGTTATATGGATCATAGCCTATTTCCTTGATACGCCAGCCGTTTTCTTTCTCCATCTTCTTAATGTAGGCCCTGATATAGTCGTAATCAACAACGGCACCATCAGTGGTCGTTAACCAATTTCTTTTCTTCCACAAGTCATATGGAACGTTATCAGTCTTCATTCGTTCATGGAATGTATCCTCTGGCATAAATCCATGACTTTCTACAGCAAAACTGCCATTATCTAACGGAAAAATAAAAGATGCTGCCGTTAAATCAATTGTTTTTGATAAGTCAATGCCGACATAGCACTCTCGGTTTTTCAAATCCGGGATTTTATCAGAACCGCAATCTGTCCAGGCTTGCATATCCATATAGCCGTTCTCTCGCATGTTAACCCAGATATTCATGTTCTTTGTCATGAAATTCCGCATTTTCTCCGGGACGGCAAGCGCGACCTCCAACTCTCCGCGCAAATAATTCAATCCATGCTCATTGGCAGCGACAATCGGGTTAGCTTTAATCCAGTTCTTTTCGTCTTTGACGTCATCACCTTTATCAAGCTCATTGATCATCACAAAATACTGTTCATTTTGTTCCACCTTATTCGGGTCCAATATGCGAGACACATAATCATATTCAACACGATAAGCAGGATTATTCAATTCAAATCCGGCCGTAGTAATAATCAACATCAATGGTTGGGCCCGGGCAGCCATACCGGAAGCCAGGACATCATAAATTTCTGAGGTTTTATGCGCATGGTATTCGTCGATAATGCCGCATTGCGGGTTAAAACCATCTCCAGTTTTTCCGGCATCTTTAGAAAGCGCCTCAATTTTAGACTGTGTTTTAGGATGTTCAATTTTTCCATATGCAATCCGATATTTTTTCTCCGGCTTGTTCAAAAGGTCAGCTTGCATAATTTGTGCCTTAATTTCGTTCCAGCATATTTTTGCTTGTTCTGTTTTTGTGGCGCCAATGTAAACCTCGGACATATATTCATCATTAGCCATTGCCTCATAGGAGCCGACACAAGCCAGACTCTGCGTTTTGGTGTTTTTACGGCCGACCTGCCAATAGACTTTTTTAAATCGGCGATAGCCGGTATCCTTATGCACCCAGCCGTACACATTGCCAAAGATGAATATTTGAATAGGCTCTGGCACAATATTCTCCCCCTGCAAAGGTCCTTTCGTGTGTTTAAACTGGGTCATCCAATAAAGAAACCGGCGGGCTTTTTCATCATCAAACACATAAGGAAACTCCCTTGTGCCTTCCCGACTCACATCATTTAAAAAACGCTCGCAGGCCCAAATGTGTTTTTCACACGCCACAATCTCACCCGATATCACATCGCGCGAGTAATCAATGAGAAATTGTTTGATTGTCTTCATACGTTTCTAAACTCCTTCTCCGCAGCCGTCTTTTCCCGCTCTTCCTGGGTACGGGTGATAGCAAGTTTTGCCCGGGCAGACGGTGTAAGGCCAAAGTCATTCGCTGCTGATTTCATTTGATCAAAATAATTCTTTTGCCGCTTTAATAACGGATGCTCTTCACCAACAAGCTTTATTGGGTTGCCGTCTTCGTCTTTTCCTTCCGTATGGACCATGATCCCGTCTTCTTCGATAATTTTAGAAATTGATACATACTGCGAATAGGCATTACAATAGGCAGCCAACATGCTGATGTCCGCTTCCGTGATGATTTCAACTTCTGTTAATAGAGCAGCAACCCGTTTGAATTCTTTTTTCCCGACCTTATCTAACCACGTTGGCGGTTTTATATTATCGGATCGCATTTTCATTTTCTTCTCGTGCTCAGCCCGGGCGGCCAGCTCTTCCGTATTCTTTTTATTTGGGTTGCCCTGTATCAATTGAAGCGTCGCGGATTTTGCAGGCCTCGGCATGTTCTCACCTCATTTCACATCAAAAAAATTGCATTTTTTGCTTGTTTTTTTCACCAATCGTGATACGATGGAATTAACAACAAAACCAGTCGTACCAAGCCCTCTCGGCAATTCGCCGGGAGGGTATTTTGTTTTTCCGGAACTTTGAAAAGCGGTGTTTGTTTGCAGAAGAGGGGGCGCCGTTCTCCAAACGTTTCCTTTCCAGAGATTTTGATAGGGGGGAGGGTCACTTGCCCTTACCGCCATGAACCTTGTTGTGACAAGCGTTACAAAGGCTTACAAGGTTGTCCAAGTCTAATCTTTTTGCCCAATCTTCCTTTACTTCCACAATATGATGCACCATGTCAGCCGGAGTGAAACAATGATCTTCCAAACAATGCTGACAAAGATAATTGTCTCTTATCAAAGCAAGTTGTCTTGTTCGTTTCCAATCTGTTGATTTATAAAAACTTGTTATTGTTTTGTTTCTTGAATGTTTGTTGTAATGTTTAGTTTCTTCTTGTTGCTGTGTCTTGTGAGTATCACAGTACCGGTCACGGGTGAGGCTGGGGCACCCAGGGGCGGGGCATACTCTTAGGGGCTTACGGGGCATACCCTTCACCTCGCTTATTCCTATTGTAAAAGTTCTCTTTCCACAACAACTTTTGTGCTATCAATTCTCCGTTCTCATCTCTCTCATTAACCCCTAAACTCTCATAAGAGTGATGAAGTAATCCTTTAACTCTGCTGTATGGATGTACCTCACTTATACGAGCAATACGTTCAACTGCTAATAGGTTATGCAATCCATAGTCACCAAGGCACCCTAAAGCCTCTACGATATCAGCATCCTGCCAAGGGCAACCTGAGACACGCAATTGGTATAAACCCTCATGTACCATTGCTGTAGTTATATTGTGCTTTGTGGCAGTGTTATAAGGTAGCATAGTGTTACCTCCTTTTAAAAACAAAAACGCCTTCCATTCAGAGACAGAAAGACGCTATTGATTTATTCTCTTGATCAATCAAACAATTCACGTATTTTCTTCTCAGCTTGAGAGAAGCTCATATCCTGTTCTCCTGAAAAATAGAAATCACCTTCAACTGTAATCCCATTTTCAAAATTAACAGATGCAACTATAGAAACTCCGTCAATCCCTTTTATTTGAATGCCACCGTGAATAAGCTTCTCCCTTATTACCCGTTCTATTTTCTTTATAACGACTTCTGTCAATAATGGTTTCATGCTTACCCCTCCCTCCTATCATATTCTTTCTAAACTGCCACCGTACTCAAGCCGTTAACCGCCAATAGTCTATCCTGAGATTTACCGGAAGCAGTTTACAGAGAATATAAAAAAGCACCATCCCGTAGAATGATGCCAACTGTCCAATGCCTATCCTTTAGATTCTTTCTTAACTTCTTCTTTTAACTCTTCCATTACTTCGTCTAATAACAACTTAAAACCCCGTTGCTGTTCATAATATTTCTTACTTTTAGTTGTGATAACCAACCATATCACAAACATTATTACAAGAGTAAAGATACTAAAATATAATATTATCGAAGCTAATTGCAATCCAACTTCAATATTATTATATAGGACGTCTCCAGGATTTATCTTATTTTCTTTATCCTTTTGTAACATAGTGGTGGAAAAACTATTAGTAGTATTGAAATAGAAAGTGAATACAACAACAAAGATACTAATTACGCCGGCAAAAACTGATGTAAGTATTGTAAAAGGAATAATTTTAAGAGAGCTTAAATCATCTGAAACTTGTAGGCCCATATTCAATCTATCCGACATTTGTTTTAATTGTTCTTTTTCGTGATCTCTTTTTACTGCTTCTTTAAAAATCTGCTGAATAGTCATGTTTTCATTGTAGGGTCGTCCGTATCTTTTTAATAAATATTTCCCTATTGCTTTTGCTTCCGTTAAAGAATTGTTTTGCATATAATCACCCCACCTTTTTATCGGTAAAAAGTAATCAATTGCAAGGCAGAGCGAAATTTGTCGAACGATTTACCCGAAGCAGCTTATAAAATCAAAGGGGATTAAGACTGATTAAAGGTTTCCCTTCCCCCTGAAACATTCCTTTCCTTCAATGTTCATTTGCACTCGAACACCTTCGGCAGTCTGCACTACTCAAATAAAAAAGCTCATCCCTAAAATAAAACGCCCTTCCGCTAAGCGGAAAGACGTTAATGATTCGATTCAATTCAATCTACAACTGAGACCTCAACAGTCCCTGTACTCTTTTGCAAATCCTTTTAGCCAATCATTTTAAATCATCAGCTAATAATTTTTCATAGAATTCCAGCATTTGTTTTTTTGCTACTTCTTTAGTTATTTTATTGGTTTCTTCATCAGTTAATTCACGTCCAACCTGTACTTCTTGTTTAAGTCTTTTCCACTCCGACTTCAAAATTACATTCTGTAAATATATAAGTTGCGGATGGTAATCTAGCATTATTTTAATATCAAAATCAGGAATAAGACTCGGTTCAATGAATAGCTGATCACAAATAGCACTTTTTATCTCGGCCATTTTCAAAGGCACTATTTCTGTTGGATTTATATAAAGATAGGTTTTAGCCCAATTGTGTTCTAGCTCTACATTCAACTCATCTAAATAGTTTAACTTCTGATCTATTTCTTCTGGGTTCTTTTTCAGATACTTCAACTCAGTAGCAAGCATATATGCAGCAGTATTGAATTCATTAAATATACCCCTAACAGTTTCGATCCATTGTGCTCTTTCTTTACTTATAATTTCAATATACCTATTCTTATCTAATGCTTGTATATTTTGTTTTCCAATTTCATGTGAAGTTTTTTCTGCAGATCTTGATGCTCTATAAGAGATAACACCTACAATTACAGAAGCTATTAACGAAGCACAAGCAACCACATAAGGTGCTACAATCCCTAACGTCGACTCTTGATGATTTAGAATTTGAGCCACTTTGTCAGATACATCAATTAAAATATCAGTTTGATTTTCTTTCATTGTTATCACTCCTCACCTTATTATCGGTGAAAGTAAATAACAAAGGAACAAATTGCAGAATTTGTCGAAAAAAATTTAATACCCCCTTATGCTAAATGCTTATCAAAATTGATCTCACACATACTCCGAGAGGAAGCCAAGTATAGCAAGATCGCACAATGAAACACGATAATACTATTCTCCCGATACGGACGCCTCAGACTAGCTGCTATCCAGGCTCAGAATGTTCCTCTCGTTTTGGCTTCATTCCTCAACACCTTTGTTCCGTATCCGAATTCGTCTTGATAAGGGAAAGACGCTTCTCCCGTATATTTCGATAAGTTTTATTTATCGTATTTCGTTGATAGGTTAAGTTTATCGAGATTTCAAACATAAATAGTCCCCCTTTTTGTCCCCTAAAATGTCCCCTGTTTTATCGGGAATTTGTCGATAAAAAAGCACTCAGATAATTCCGAGTGCTGTGGCAATACGTAAAATGGCACGCTGTTTTATTTCATAATAGGTGTCCTTCTTCATGCCGAGTTCCATATAGATATGAATGTCTTTTGTTTGGCTGGCTGATAAGTATTTTTTTTCAATGATCATCCGTTCTTCATCGTCCAGGCTGTTTTCTAACGCCCTTTCCATCTGTTTGACCTTCAGTTCATTTAATATGAAAGAATCTCTGATAGAAGGAAACGGGCTGATGCCAGCGTCAACCGATTCCTTTTTATTCTCAAGCTGTACTTTCAAAGCACGATAATCTTTGAGTTCTTTGATCACGATTTTTCGAACTGCCTTCAAATCCACAGGATGAAGGAATGAAAGTTGTTCTGTCACACCCGTCCTCCTTTCCACTATTTTTCGCGTTCCCATTTTTGTATTCGTCTTTCCGTGAACCAAACCCATAAGAGAAGTGCAACTGAATTAAACATGAAGAGAGCAGCTAAAATATAGATGATCACTCTGCGCCCTCAACTTTTTTAGTAGTCGTAAAATAAAACATGCTAGTAAAATCCACATTGGAATCCTTTTTGCATTTCTCACAATCCATATCGAAATTACCTGACATATACCCTACATCGATCAAGTCCTCATATCCCATCAAATAATGGCAGTGAGGGCATTTTATGATGTCCACTGTCTCTGTCTCTTTTTTACTCACTCCGCACCCTCCAAAAGCTCAGGATCTTCGTAAATATTGCCGATGACTTCAAAGTTGTTTGTAAAATCTAATGGAGCAAAAATATTTTCTTCTCGTCCTTTTTGATGTTTTTTAGTTTCGTAAGTAAACCAAGCACCCTTAAAGTCGACTACGCCTAATTGTGAAAATCCTTCGATTATGTCAAAGTCAATAATGCCGCCACCACTATCGTGATTTGGAACATGTTCATCCTCTTCCCATACACGAAGAATATCCCCCTCATAAATCTCCCGACCGTTCTTGTCCTTCAATCCGGTGTATTGCATGATATTATAAGGTCTTTGATCCGGAGTAGATATAAATAACTCGTTAAAAGGAGCGTCCCACAAATCTTCATGTGTAAGCATCTTTTTCCAAACGATATCCCAGACCCGAAATTTAATTTCTCGCATTCTCCGTTTTCCTCCCTCCATTATTTTTCTTTAATCCACATTCCAACGCATACAACATGGCTTTAAACTTGCTGTTCTCATAAGGACCGTATATTTTATTTTTCATAATCAATACAAACTCACGTTCGGTTTCAATACATGCAAAATCCCCTAATATAAAGTTTCTGACTACCCCCATTTATTTCACCCTCGATAGACGCTGCACGTCTGAAATGGTCATTTGGTGATCAGCTTCACGGACTGCCTCGGCAAATGTTTCAATACCGGTATCCCATAAACCATGACGCTCGATAATTTCAGAGAATTCCTCAACGTCATGTTCGCGAATTCCCCAGCTGTCTGGATCAGTGGCAGCGCCGTATACAGTCACCCATTTACTTTGATCTTTCGGGTCTGGCTCTTCCCATTCTTCTCGAGTAAAATGGCAAAGCTCATGATCTACCAGGGCTGAGCGCTGTTCCTCCGGCATCGTCTTCCATGCAGCCTTATTAATAAACACGAAAAGCATGTAATCCGTCATATGACGTTCGAATGCTGTGCATTTTTTCGCCTTTCCTGCCCATTTGCTGTTACCCTCACGGAGATAAAAACCTATTTGCTGTTTAGCGTCTTTTAAATGTGGGTGATGCTCGTCAATTATGCTTTCAGCGAGCTGCCGTACTTCCTTCGATTCCTCAAAACCTACAAATGCCATGTTACTGCCTCCCTTTGATTGTTATGATAAAGATTTACACAAGCCCGCCTTTCAGCAGTTCCCGGGCCATATAATGAAAGTGATGGTAAATGTAATTTCCGGTAGCGTTAGGGCTAAGAAAAACAGTTGAAAAGCCGTAGCGAACCTCAAATGTTTTCAAGCTGCCCAGCAGCGCTTTCGGTTCATACTTTGAACGATATTTTCCGTTCAGTATTTTTTGATACCCTTCCAGGTCTTCCACAAGAAGAGTGAACGGATGCCTGGACGCCCGGATCAATTCATTTTCAAAACGAGAACGGTCTTTAATCGACTGCACCAACTCGTCCACTCCATTTTTCCGTTCAATTGCTGCATTCAAATACATATCACGACTGATTCCAAGTTCATCATTCTTGGGAATCATGGCCGAGTAATCGCCGGTTTTCATTCCTTTGAATTTGATTGCCACTTTCTTTTTACGGAGATAATCAAGAACATGCTGATTCTTTTGCTCCCTCGTATCCACAATAATGATCATGCTGTCCAGAATTTCTTTTAACTCCGTTTCCGAATAGTTATAGTGAATAATTGTCATGCTTTCTTCCCCTTAAAATACGACATGGCCCGATCATAAATTTCTATGGAAAGCCGGTCTGTTTCCTCACTTTCAAAGTTAGAAACGGATTCCTTTAGCTCCCTCCAGCCGTTCTCCCAAAAGAGAACAAGCAATTTCATCACCTTCATAACTGATTCATAATCATGATTGAACCAGTCATCTATTTTTCTATTAATTTCTTGATCAATGCCCATGAAATAATTAATGATTTTATCTATTGTCTGTTTCACATTATGTTCATGATCCGAGTATTCGCCTTTCAAATACCGGATAATTCGCTTTTTATAAGATTGGACAAACGCCTCAAGCTCCGGATAGACTTTCTCAGGATTCTCAATATAAAGATCGTTTCCATCAAGTATTAAAGGTGATCCCAAAAACGCCATATCAGAGCATATTTTTTTTGGATGCAAATTACTCACACCTTATTTGATACTTTTTGTTACTTTTTAAGTAACACAGCTCACCCTTACTCTCCCAAGGGATCAAGCCCCTCTTGTTACTTTTGTTACTCATTTTTATATTTAAGGCTATATAGTATATATATATTATTTTTTTTATTAATTAATTTTCATGTGAGAGGAACAGGGTTTTTAAGTAACAAAAGTAACACCATATATTAACAAAACACTCAGAACCCTTGTCATACCAATGTTTATAGCTTTTTCCTTTGAATACTTGTGACGTTATTTTTGTTACTTTTTAAATCTGATTTATTCTGATCGTGTTTGAATAGATTTAATTGTTTGTATAAATCTCGGTTTTCTTTTATTAAGCCAATTCCATCAAAATAATTTTTGTTATAGTTACCGCGGTACTTTTTAAATCCCCGGATTTCAAGTTGCCGATAAAACGCACGATTCTTCAGTTCGATCTCATCATTCTCAAAACACCAGTCTTTGTAGTCTTTATAAAGCTCCTTAGCCTCTACTTTTGTAGTCGGATGCAGGATGCACCTTTCCTCCATATATGGTCCGAGAATATCCATATCCTCGCGGTAACCTTCCGTTGCTTTTCGGATCACTTCTGGTTCCTTAAGCCCTTCCTTCTGCCACTTCAAGCAACCTTCTACTGCCCACCGGAGAATGCCAGGCATTTCTGCAGCAAGTTTCTGCGGGAGCTTTTTGTCCACTTTTTCTTTCGGAATAGTAACAGTGAATGGTACAAGACGGATACGACGCCAAATACCCTCATCGCTGCCCTTTACAATTGGTTTATGGTTTGTCGTAAAGAACACTTTAAATTCTGGCGTAAACTCAAAATACTCCTGGCGCAAGAATCGCGCGGACATCTTTTCTCCTCCGGTGATCTGCTTCACCAACGACTCGGACAGCTGCTGACCTTCTTCACTCTCAACGGCCGACACAAAGCGCGCCCCGTCGAGTCGGGCTATGTCATTGTTAATACTGCTATCATTCTTCTTTTTTATGAATGTGTCGCTGTTCGTCTGCCGACCATAGTCGCCCAACAGTTGCTGAACTGTATTGATAAACGTTGATTTACCATTACGGCCATTACCAAACAGAAAGAACATGACTTGTTCAGTAGTATCGCCGGTCAATGAATAGCCAATAGCTTTCTGCATAAAATCAATAATTTCATAGTTTGGTTGCCCTTGTTCATCTATAAATATGCTTTCTAAGAATGCTTTCCAGTTTGGGCAATCGGCATCCTTTTGATAAGCTACTGATGAAATTTTAGTAAACAGAAAATCACGATCATGCGGCAACAATTCACCAGTCTTTAAATCGATCACACCATTCTCACAATTAAACAGATATTTATGAGAGTCGAGTTCTTGTTTTCTTACAGCAACCATTGGCCGGGTATCCAGGATGGTGTTCATTCGGATATTGCGACGCTCACATTTTTTAGCCCAATCGTTAAGCTGCTTTTTTCTGTAACCATCTTCCGTGGCTTTCGCTTCCCCGTAAATGGCCCGGAGGGTTTGGGCAGTTAATGCCTCGATCTGCCTCTTGCTGTCTTCCTCCCACATCTTGCCGTTCCAGATTAACCAGTCAAGCTCATTACAGTATCTGATATTCTTGCCATGGTAATATACAAGCCTTTCAGCGTTTCCTAGCTCAGTCAGGTGAAAGACCGGTGGCGTGTCTATGATTTCCTCTGTGTCAGCAACCTGTGAGGCCTGCGGCTGCGAGAAATACACTTCATACGGCTGCTCTTGCTGCTCTATCAGGTCGGATATTGTGGGGCCGGTCGAGTAGATAGCTGCAGCAATAGTCATTTCTCCATATGTAGCCCCATCAGCTGAATGCTGCCGATCCCACTTTTCGCGGAACAAATTTGATTCGCGAAACATGGAATCCATTTTAGTTGCATCCTTATCTGTCCAGAATGCCAAGTGATTACATAAAGCCATATCTGTAGAAGAATGATCGCCATTAATCAGCTGGCCGTTAAAAAGGTCCTGAATGCTTTTTCCATTTTTACTGTTGAACATTCTTTCCCAAATTTCTTTATTTGAAAGATTACTCATATCGCTTCCTGATTGTGAACGGGCGCTGACTGATTTTGCTTCTTCCCTCTCTGTTAGATATTTATCAAAGATGGTTTTGATCTCTTCCGATCGTTCCTGCACAGGTCCAACATCAAGACTGTTTCCGGTGAACGTGAAATAACGACCATGCCTGTATACTTCCAGGCCTTTATCTATATTTTTCCTCCCTGTGCCCGGTCCGCGTAATGGGAGCTTACCTTTCGCGATAATATGAACACCCTCACCACTCGGGGAGTATTCAGTATAGCTGTTGATTGTCTGGATGATTTCCTGAGCGAAAGGAGATAGAACACCGTCATTTACACAATGATCTATATCTATTCCGATGAACGGATCATCTTTAGAAAACATGAAGCCGATGCCGTCATACTCCTGTTCATTGAAAAACTTCATAATAGTGGCAAAGGTGGACCAGGTTCTCTTATTGCTTGATTGAGCCATGCTGCCGTCAATCTGATATGGCACTTTCGTTTTTTTGCCGTTACGCTCTTCCGAACGCCATAAAATCCACTGAGGGGCGTTTTTTAGCTCTTGCGGTATATTTTTAAAGTCGTACATGTATTAACTCCCCTTTAAAAACGAGGGAGCTATACACTCCCTCAAATGTATTTCTTGTGATCAAAATGGTACATCTTCATCGCTCACTGTTATTGAGCCGGTATCCGGCGCCGGCGCTTCTGACGGCTTAAATGCTTTGACTTCTGGATATTTATTACCGTTATGCTCTCTTTCTCCGACAACTAGGCGGATCGGTTTATTGAGGAAAGCATTTGCCCATTCAATATGATCCTTAAATTTCATTCCGTTCGGGAAGCCCGCGGCCTTTGATGCTTGATGAAATCTCCACAATGCTTTTTCTGTAACAGTGAAATTGTCATATAGAATTTTCTGCCCCTGACATGGCTGCTCAACGTCGGAACGGATTTCATAATCAACGACAAGCCGCTGGTTGCCGGATGCAGCCGTTTTTCCTTCAAAGTTGATAACTGTCGCTTCATACTCTCCTGGTTTAATTGGTTCAAATGCTTCGCCTTTGCTGTGGTCTACTGTGAACATATTTAATTCCTCCAATTTTTGTTTTATTTGCCGTTTAGTACAGCTACAAGATTTTGAGTAATTGAATCCACTACATGCGGATCGGTGATGTCTTCATTTCGCAAATCATAAATTACACTGTCTATGCCACTATTCAATCTATCAATCTCTGAAATTAACCAGGGCACATCAGATATAGTCGCATGCCCCCGAATCTCTTCGAGCTTTGAATCATTTTTCACCTGGCTCACCTCCCAAAACGCTGTTTAATCTATCAATAGCAGCATTAGCAAGTTTGATATTCCATTGTTCTAGCTTCTGATTAGCTTTGATCTGGAACTCCTCAATCATTTGCGCAGCCTTTTCATTCTCAGTAATCATCGTTTTGATCTGAGAAATTAAGCCGACGCGCTCCGATTCTTCCTCCGCCTTTACGTCAATGCCAAGCTCAAGCCACTGATAAAGTTTGCGTCCGACTTCCGGGTTTAGCTTGATTGAAGAGCCTTCAAACATCCGCGTATTGTCTTTTGACGTCTCAGCCATATGATCAATACCAATTGTAAAATTGAGCATAAACTCGTATTCCATTTCATCTTTTTGGACGGGCTTTGTCCCAACCTTACGCGGAGCCATTTTGCCTTTATCATCGGGCTCGACGACATACTCAGTTTTTGTTCTCAATGTCGCCAAGATGTGGACATCATTTTGCGTCAATGTCTTAATAAGTTTGGTTGTTTCAGGCGCAAGTTTGCCCCAGTTTTGAAAAGAGTTCCCGGACATGCTGCCATGTGTTTCAACTATTCCGCCTTCACCCTGCCAGTTGTGTGAGAGTGAATCAATTACGACAACTTCTGCACCGGCGTTCTTAATTGCTTCGACTGCCATTTGATATCGTTCTGTCGTATATGGCGGTGTAAAATCAATATGCTTAAAGCTGCCGATGCGAATTTCATCAAACTGCAAATTAGCGTACAGTTTTGCGCGTCGATGCTCGGTATCAACGACGCCGATCTTCGACCAGATTACATCGTCGCTTGCTTCTGGGTATGCCTCACGCATCATTCCATAAGCTACCAGCAGGGCGCCGGCTGTTTTACCGGAACCACTCGGACCGATAAAGCCGACAATTGCCTTTTCTTTTTCACGCTGAGCGTTTGTGACTTGAAACATCTATCACACCTCCACTTTGAAACTGATTGTTTCTGGCTGTACTTCTACGCCGGGGACAGCTTGTCCATTTGAATCAATTACGATCGGTTTACCTTCAAGCTCAGTGACAGTCAATGTCTTCTTAAGATCGCCCCATGCCACAGACTCTTTTATAAACTCCTCCATACCGGCATCCTTCACATGCTGCAGAAGTTTTTCCTTGTCCACTTCTTTAGGCGCTGCTTTTGTGGTCCGGCTTTTAGATTTCCCATAAGGTGTGGAAAGAGTTTTTGCCTTCGGGTCTTCCTGCAGCTGCTTTGTATGATAGACACTAACCAGGTTTTCAAAGAATGAAAGACTGTCAGCTAAAGGCTTAAGCTCCTGCCTTTCCCATTCTTCAATACGTTGCTTTTCTGTGGCTGCCAGTGCTTTGATTTCCTTTTCCTGCGACTTAAGTGCAGCTATTTTCCGGAAAGCCCAATTCAGGCTGTTCATATCAGTAATTTCAAATTGTGGACGGTCTCCCGGCAGTTCGCCGTTATTAATTTCATTTAGTTCAAAATCCTGTAATGGATTCATATGAGACACCTTCCTCTATTTGATTTTGTTGAGAGATCCATTTAAAATGGAATTGTTTTTGTTTTTATAAGTCCACATTGCCGTGTGGGCTTTTTTTGCTTATATATAAATTCTATTGCGTAAACCACCCGTAAAAATATCCCCTAACGTATGTTGTTTCGCGGTACAAAAGAGTTCATTACACGATGGATTCCCCGTACAGAAGGTGTTTTTTACGGAATTATCCACATTCTCATCATTCTGGTCTTCATTATCTTCATACTTCAAATATTCCAAAGGATAACCGTAACGGTTAATTTCGGTTATGATTGGATGCTCAAGATTCATACGCTGACCTCCTGACGATTGAGACATCAAAACCTTTACTTAGCAATTGAGTTGCAATTTCATGTAGCTGAACGACTTGTTCAGGATGATGCATCCGTTTGATGTCTTTGAACATTTCAGCAGCCGATAAACAAAGATCAATACATTCATCAAAATTATTGTTCTCTATTTCATCTGGAAGCAGTTCGTTCAATAGGAACTGTGCGGATGCCAATTTACGTTTAGCTTTGTCCTTATCTGATGCAAGAAATTGATTTAGTTTCATTCTTCAAATCCTTTCAGTTCTAAGTAGACATGACATTGTCTCACCATTTGTCTATTAGAGAAATTAGCAACCTTTAATCGGTTCTTTTTAATCATTTTTTGCTCAAATTCTGCAAAGAAAGCAGCAAGCTTAAGAGCATTTTTCATCTCAGCCTCCTTTTTAAGAATCCTTGGCACAGAGTATTTCATGAATATTTCGTAAAGTCTCTTTTCAACGTGTGCAGGTAGTTCTACCATTTTAAAATCCCCCTTTATTTAATTTCTCTTCTTGATAGACTCAACAACTTCAATATTTTTCCGAATCCATTCTAAAACCATGTCTCGAGGAAATAATATTCTTTCCCCCACTTTAAATTTAGGAAAGTCCTCCCTGTAAATGACATGTGCATCAAGCGTTTGTGAACTGACGTTAAAAATGTATTTAGCTAGTTGAGCTTTACTGATCATATAAGGAAGTTCATGCTCTTTTCGATTGTCCTCGATTATTGAAGCTGCCACTTCTTGAAGCAAATCATATAAATTGTTTTTAAATAAATCAGAATCAGCTTTCATTATTAATTCAATCACCCCTACTCACCTCCTTACGATGCACGTTCTTCTCGTTCAATTATTGGAAGAATGCCCTTTTTATTTTTAAGTGTTTCGTAGATAAACAACCGGCCTTTCTGAGTCCAATAAGTGTGAAGCTTGCTTTTATCAGAGTCGATTGCGTGAGTCTTACTTTGTGTGTAACCTTTATCAGCGTATTTCTGATATAGCAACCAACAGTCTCCCTGCTTAAATTGAATTCCTAACTCATGGAGAAGTTTGTTCATCTTAGTTCCACTCATTCCATAGTCTTTAGCTATCTTGCTGATTGAAAGTAAGGATTTATTCTGTAAAACCAAATCATAGTAAGATGCCTTAGGTTGTAGCTCATTTATCATTTGATTTTTCTGTGCATTTTCCAGAAGAAGATGTTCATTCTTTTCTGCTAGATCAGCAGCAAGCCGTAAAGCTTCTGGTAATGACTGAGGAATGTTGGGCTTAAGTTTGTTTTCCATTTCTTCAAACTTTGTTACATAAGCAGCTGTGAACAAAACACCCTTCTCACCAGTCATTTTGTTTGCAACCATGTCGCAGCCTTTACGAGTCAAAAGATAACATAATCGTGTTTCTCCTTTATTGTCTTCATAAGTTGAAGGAACGAAGAATTCTAACGGACGCAATTTTGCGTCGGTTAAAATATCTAAATAACTTTTGATAGCCCTAATTAAGTCTGTATGTCGTTTCCCTGTCAATTTGGCTACCTGTCGACTCTCTATCATCAAATCTCCATTGTTATTAATTATTTTTAAATGCAATTCATTTCCCCTCCATAACGGATAATTTAATTATCCAAAGTAGTAAAAAAAATAGAAAACCGTTGACTAGTGCGATTAAATTATCTATAATCCAAATATGGATAATTTAATTATCGCTTTTGGCATACTTAAGAGACGTATTACAAAAGTAATCCGGAAATAATTTATCTGCCGGTTGATCAAAATAATAACATAATCGAAACATTAGATCTCTGCCAGGAGTAAATGTTCCATTTTCAATCATACGCAGATAGACAGTTGAAATACCGTTTTCTTTTGCCACATACTCTTGTGTGCCTTTGGCTTTGCGACACTTAGAAAAGTATTGGCGTTTTTTGGTCACTTTATCCACCACCTTCCTTTCGGTAGTTCTGATTATAATGGATAATTTAATTATCCGTCAACCCCGAATGGAAAATTTTTTTCTGGAGGACAATTATGAGTTTAGGTAAAAATCTAAAAAAACTTAGATCACAAAGAGGGTTGAGTCAGTACCAAGTGGCAGATAAGTTGGAAATTCAACGTGGAAGATATAATTCTTGGGAAAATGATATAGCAAAACCTAGCGTTGAAATGTTAAAGAAGATAGCTGATTTTTATAATGTGGGTGTTGATTTTCTTCTTGGAAGAGATAATAACGAATCTACTTTAAATGAATTTGATGAAGAAGTAAGAACTATTGCAAGAGATATAAACAATTTGAATACTGGACAAAAGGATGCTTTAAAAGCATTAATAAAAACAATGCAACAACGTGGAAAAGAAGCGATGGATGAATGAAATTCCCTAAAAAAGCTCGGTACACTAAAGTGATGCAGAAAGTCAGTTATTTTTTTGCTAACGAAAATATTTCTGACTTTCCAATAGACCCATTCCAAATAATCAAAAGAAATAAATGGGGATTAATTTCGTATTCTGAATTAGCAGAAATACACGAAATGAGTATCCCTGAAATAATAGAGGCATTTCAAAGTAAAGATGGTTACACTATTTATGATGGGGTAAACCACACAATTGCTTATAACGATACAATTATGATACCAGAAAGAATCCGTTTTACTTTAATGCATGAAATAGGCCATATATATATGAACCATCTTGTTGAACTCGAGGAAACTATACTAAGAAGAAGTAAAATGACTGAATCAAAGTATAGAGTATTAGAAAACGAGGTGAACTCATTTGCTAGAAATGTACTTGCCCCTGCTGTATTAGTTAAACATTTAGATATAAAAACGGAAGCTGAAATAATTAACTATTTCAAAATATCTAAGCGAGCTGCAAAGGTAAGATTAAAATCATTAAGTTTTGATTTATACAATACATTTATGCCAATGATTAACCTTCAATTAAAATGTTTTAAACAATTTATTTCAACTATAAAAAATTCAATATTTTGCCGTAATTGTGCTCATTCTTTTGTTAATAAATCAGCAAAATATTGTCCTATTTGTGGAAATAACAAATTAATAAATAAAAAGGAGAAAACAGAGTTGATATATAGTGGTTACCAATTAGACAAAAATGGAAGAGCAATTATTTGTCCTAAATGCGAAAACGAACAAGTGAATCACGAAGGTGATATATGTAAAATTTGCAGTACATATTTAATTAATAAATGCGCCGAAACATATCAAACAGATGACACTGGATGGAATTTTGTTCAAGAAAGTTGTGAATCAATACTAGACGGTAATGCTCGTTATTGTTCAAAGTGTGGTAATGAATCTACGTTCTATCGTCAAGGACTGTTGCAAGACTGGATTGAAGAAAAACAAAATTACGAAAATAATTCAAACCCATTCCCTTTTACAGTCAATTATAATAATTCTTAAAAGGAGGTAAAAATGGCTACATTCAGAAAAAGAGGAGACAAGTGGGAATATCGTGTATCCTATAAGGACCCTTTTACTCTCAAATACAAAATAAAATCAAAAAGTGGTTTTAAAACAAAGAAAGAAGCTCAAAAAGCTGCTGCAGAACAAGAAAAGCAAATAGCTGCTGGATTTGAATTTGATACAGAAACCATGTCGCTTGAGCAATTTTTATTTAGTTGGCTACATGAATACAAAAAAGACACCGTTAGAAAGAATACATATGAACTCCACGAACGAAACATCAAGAATCATATTCTTCCTTACTTCAAAAACATCAAGATTACAGATATTAAACCTATTATGTATCAAAAATTCCTTAACTTTTTAACTGATCAGGGGTACAGCAAACGCACTGTGGAAATTATACACGGTACAATGTTTAACGCTTTTAGTAAAGCTGTCATCATAGGAAAATCAACAAAAAACCCATGTTACGGGGCCACAGTATCAAATAAGAATGAAAAGAAAAAAGGCACACTCGAATACATGCTTTCTGAGGATATTCCGAAATTTCTTCAGGAAGCATATAAGTATAACTATATTTATTACATCTTTTTTAGAACGCTCATAGAGACCGGTATGCGTAAAGGTGAAGCAGCTGCTCTTCAATGGACAGATATCAATTTAAGAGAGAATTACATAGACATTAAAAACACCCTAGATTTCTCTGCAAAAACAGCTGACGAACTCTTCGGCGAAACTAAAACTTATGAATCCAAAAGAAGAATATCAATTGGCGCTTCCCTTTCTGCTGCTTTACAAAAACATAAAAAGTGGCAATTTGAGAATAAACAAATGTTACAAGATGATTATAAGCATGATCTCAATTTGGTATTTTGCAGAGTTGACGGGAATTTTTTTCCTAAGTCCACCCTTTTTAATGCGTTTAATCGTATTTTAAAGCGAGCTGACATAAATAAAATGCCTATCCACGCATTACGGCATACACATGCTGTTTTACTTTTAGAGTCAGGCGCTGATATGAAATACATTCAAGAACGTTTAGGACATAAAAGCATGATGGTAACTGCCGATGTTTATTCACATATTAGTAAGAAGCTTGACCAAAACCGAATAAAGGATTACGAGAAATACGTGTCCTCAATTATGGAGTTAGATTCATAACTTCAAATTTTTTTGGTCATATTTTGGTCAAGGACCAAAAATATCAATCTCTTAATCTTATGACCAAAATTTAAAAATCCCCTGACACCAATAGTGCCAAGGGGTTGAAAGA